CCGCAACTGGACATTCGACCGCAAGCCACTCGCCGAGGCCATAACCACGATTGATTTCTGGTCCTACTTATGGGGCTATCACGATGTATTCACCGACCGCAGGGCACCGACAAAGCTAACCCGTGAATCAAAGGGCCTATTCGGGTTAAGGCGCACGGTGGATCTTCCCATACAGTTATCCGATGCCCAGTACGTGCCGCTACCCCCATACGATGCCATGGATATCTTCGGTCGCCGTGAGATAATGAGCCGTGAACAGTTCGAGATGCTACTGGACGACTATGCCAGACGTGAGGCTTTCTTCGCCTCTAACGTGACCCTAGACAATCTCGAGAAGCATTTATACCCGGCAGTTCAACAGGCACTTGCAGACGGACTTACCTTTGAGCAATTCCGGGACATGTTGCCGGAGTTTTTGGCGAATCGTGCTCATATCGAAACGGTGTTCAGGACCAATATGATGACCGCCTACAATTCAGGACATATGGACGGGATGTTTGACCCGCTCATTAACGACCTGATCCCGGCAGTGCAGTTCATGGCGATCATCGATGGAAGGACAACGGAGATTTGCCGCCGCATGGACGGGCAGATAATCAAGAAGGACACGGCGGGATACGCTGATCTTGTGCCGCCACTGCATTACAACTGCCGCTCAACCATAATCGGAGTGTGGATAGATGAATGGAGACAAATCCAGCCCGGCCAGGTATTTGATCCGGCTGAAATATACACTGTCTCCAACGCACCACGCCCGCAGGAGGGATTCGGGGCTTGGAGGCCCGTATTAAATTCCGGTGTTCAGGCGCCGATCCCCCTGCCTGGACAGTAACTACAAAAGGGAAATGAACAACGACGATTATAAGAAATTGGAAGCCGCAAAGCGTGTTGTCCTTGATAACAACATGGATGCTATTGACAAATGTAGTGTTAGGGTGGTAAGTTGCAAGATAGAGCAGCACAAGAAGTTCGGTACACAGTGCACGATTATTCTTGCGGCTGAGAACAAATAATATAAGCCCGACTCGATAAGAGCGGTAGCGAAAAGTCCCACGTAGGCACCTTTAACCGGGTGTCTTTTCTGCATTTAGACCACGAAAACACGGAGGGCCAAAGATGGAAGTATGGATGGAAATCTTGCGACCGGGTAAGTGGAATGATATCGATTTCGACGCCTCGTACCTCCGTGATATGGCAGCCTCGTATGATCCCGATGTGCGTGAGGCTCCGCTAGTTGTTGGGCATCCACAGCCATTTGATGAAGAGAAGCCTGCCGTGGGATGGGTGAAGAAACTTGAATTGCGTCCGTTCGGGGAGAACCCGGACCAGGACGATGTAAGCATTTGGGCATATGTGAGCCTTGGCGCCGAAGCGGAGGAAATGATTCGAGAGCGGAGGTTCCCGAAGCGTTCCGTGGGCATTTCAGATCACGCCCCATACGAGGGCATCCCGTACTTGCGGCATGTAGCCCTTCTCGGGTCGTCCAATCCGGCGGTATCGAGATTAACCGAAATTGAGATGGCGGAGATTGAGAGGGCGGCAGGCTTTCAGGACAAGGAAGGGATTTTATGCATGGCCCAGATCGATGGGAAGAGCAACGATAAGGGCAATATTGATCTGGTCTGGGAATCGCAGGAAAACGAATACTGGTACAGCGTCAAGCCCGCAGGTAAATTCAAAAAGGAAACATTCAAGTCTAAGGATATCACCAAGGGTGTCCGGGCTATATTCGCTAAGTACAAGGAAGAATATGTAACGGGCGGCAAGAGTGCATTATCGATGGTGCTCCAGTCGCTCCGGTTCAGCATAGACGATTTTGATCTGGCCCGCGCTAAAGCATGGGTCAAAAACTATAAAGGAGAGCTATCCCAAATGGCAGATGATCTCAATACTGTTGATCCAGGGGATAAGACCATCGCTCTTAAGGCCCAAGTCGAAAAGCTTCTGACGGAGAAGAAAGCAACAGAGAAGAAGCTGGAAGACGAGGCTAAGGGGCGCGAAAAGGCTGAGAATGAACTCAACACACTTGCACTTGCAAGACTCGAAAGCGAATACGAGATTGCACTCAAAGAGCTTATCGAGAACGGCAACGGTGCACCGGCCTACATCGAACTCGGTGTCCAGAAGGCTCTCGTAGCTATGGACGCAGCCGAGGTCATGGTAACCCTGGACGATTCGCAGAAGAAAGCCAGCGCTGTAATTATGTCGGCACTTAAAGCGGTACCGAAGTTCCTCGAACACAAGGAAATCGCTGGAGCCAAGTTGTCTACAGACGGGAAGGGCAGCGCAGATTTTGCCGGAGATGACCGGTTCGCCAAAGCCATGCACGGTTACGAACTTGATGGGAAGAAAGTTGTCGGGATGGATGTAAAACTCCTGACCGACAAGCTGATGAGTGATGATCCCGCTCTGAGTGCGATGGACGCTACACTCAAGGCATCAAAGATGGTTAATGCGGGAGGCAAGTAATGGCATACGAAAGCGGTTACATGCAGGATCGCGGTCACAAATGCAAGAAATCCTGTGAGGCGATGGGCAAGGAATTCGTCGTCGGAAGCGGCGGAGTCACACAGGGCACATTCGTTAAGTCCGCCGGTGGGGATGATATTACGGTCGTCACATGTGGCGCGGCGGGCGCCCTGATTGGTATCGCAATGGATACCAGGACGGAAGGCCAGACGGTTGAGGTCGCGATGGACGGCTACCACTGGATTATCGTTGGTACTGCTGCCGCTCTCATTCCGGGTGACTGGGTTATGTCCGATGCGTCAGGAATGGCGGTCGAATATACGTGCCCGACAGCCGGGAACGAAACCACTCTAGGCGGGATCGTACTTTCAACGCCGACAGATGACGAAGATTGTGTCTGCCTTAAAGTCCAGCCGGATAGGATATGCTCATTGGCATAAAGGAGGACAACGACAATGCCAGATTATGAAAGTGGTTATATGCGTGACCGTGGCCATTCCTGCAAGAAGTCAGCGCAGGGCATGGGGAAGGAATTTATTGTCGGCTACGGCGGGGTGACGCAAGGAACCTTTGTCAAGTTTTCCGGCGGCGACGATATCACAGTGGTTACATGCGGCCTTCAGGGTGCAATTGTCGGAGTAGCGATGGATACAGCGACCGTTGGCCAGACCGTTGAGGTTCAGCAGGACGGGTTCCATTGGATTCAGGTCGGCACGGCTGCGGATTTGGTAGTCGGTGACTGGGTCGTCTCTGACGCTACAGGAATGGCAATTGAGTTCACATGTCCGCTCACTGGTACCGATACCACGCTGGGTGGTTACATTTTATCGAGTCCCGCCGAAGATGATGATTGTGTCTGCCTTAAGATTCAACTCAAGAAAGCCTGTGAAATTTCGAGGGTATAGGGATTGAATACGACGGCAAGTTTATAAAATAAGGAGAATATCAAAATGTCAAGTGGACAATCTACACCGGGCATCTATGAAGTCCATATCAGTGCGTCGCTGACGAATTTCATGGTTCAGTTGATGGCAGGCGGACCATATATCATCAATGAGGCATGGCCGATCATTCCCGTAAAAAAGGAATCTGATAAATACTTCATCGATACTGACCGGGGATATCTCAATCCGAAGGGCGCCGATACATTCCGGGCACCCGGTATGGTAGCTCAGAACTTTGACTATCATATCGATACCGGTCCATACGAGTGCGTAGAACACGCTCTGAAGAGGCCGGTACCTGATAGGGTTCGTGAGAATGCCGATGATCCCATCAAGGGTGATCTTGACGCGGTTAACAAGATGTGTCGTAGAATCAACCTCACGTTCGAGTTTGAATTCCATGACTCTGCTTTCACCATCGCGAACTACGCGGCTGCTCGGATCGTTGTGGCGACCGCGCCGTGGTCGAACACGGTGACGAGTACGCCAGAGCAGGATATCGATCTTGCGAAGCTGGCAGTTGCCGAGGGTAGCGGAGTATCCGCAACCGATATGATAATTCCCGAGCATATCTACCGGGAACTCAAGGTACATCCCGATGTCGTTCAGTACATGACTGCACACAATTCGGCGGTCAATCGGCTACAGACCGGGCAACTCCCGCAGTATCTGTTCGGGCTGAAAGTGCATGTACCTGGCGTTCTTTATGATGCGGCTAATCCGTGCCAGGATGCGGATATCACGCAGATGTATGATGACTGCACTGTCGTCGTCTTCTACCGTGATCCCAATCCTGGATTGCAGACAGCCACATGGGGCGCTCAGTTCAGGCACATCCGTAACGGTGAGGGTCCGTGTCGTGTACGTACATGGCGCGACGAGCCTGCCGAGGCATCTGTTGTCGAGGTATCGGTACTCACGCATCCAAAGATCACCAACGCCGCAGGAGCGGCAATCATCACCGGACTTTGCGATACAGGTACCAGTTAAATAAATACATCTGAAAGGAGCGGATAGTTATGTCACGAATTCAGAAAGTACAGGCGATAACCCGGATTGGCCGGATTAAGGCCGGACCGGGCTATTCTGGACAGCCCGAGCGGAGGATTGGCGAGTTCTTTGAGCTTGATCTTGATAACCCGAGAGAGAGCAAGGTTTACTCCCACCTGCTCCGACACGGAGCCATTAAGCCGTTCGGCGATACATTCAAGAAACCATTGAAGGATGCGGCAGCATTCATAGGGCAGGAGGTCACCACGGAATTAACACCGCCAGATGTGGCCCCTGCCCAGGTCTTGGATGATGTTTCAGATCCCACGTTCGATGAATCAGAAGTGGTAAGTGAGGTCACTGACCCGCCGGAACCAGAAACGGAAACGGAACCGGAGCCGGAACCAGTGGTTGCCGATCTCGATTTGCCGTTGACTGCATTCCCAGAGCTTGATTTTCTTACTGAAGATCAGATTGATACGTTGCGCCGAATGGGTGTAAAGACAATCGGTGATGTCAGTAAGCGGAGCGACAATGGGCTATATTCGGTGAAGGGTTTCGGGAAGAAGAAGGTTACTGCATTGCGTGATCTCGAAAGCCGTCTCAGGAAAGAGGCTGAGAATGGCTAAATTCCGTACCCTCAAGGCCATTCATACCGGATGCAATCGAAGGCCGCGCTACCTATTCCCGGCTGATGTGGTCATTGATCTTGATCCCTATGATCCGAAGGTGAAGGCATGGATCGATAAGGGCGCAATAGAATCAGTGCCCGAGGCGACACCGTTGACCGAGGGGAAGGTCGCAAAGCAGAAGATACGGCAGTTAAGGTTGGCGCATAATCGATGATAAGGAAGATCGAAAACAGGTACACGACAATCGAAAGCCTGATTATGTCTCAGGGCGAAACCGACGTTGTGGATTGTTGTGATCCTACCGGGGCATCCGATATTGATTCTGCTAACGTGCAGGCCAAAGCACTTGATATCATCTACTCATCGAGCCGCGAGGTGGATGCGTACCTGATAAAGCACATGACGTGCCCGATTGTGGAGGTTATTACGGCCCTCACGGTCGGAACATCGGTCACAATGACCAATGGCAGCAATGCGGTTGTCGGTGTCGGCACTGTATTCTTAACCGAACTCGAAGAGGGAGACGAGATATATCTCCCCGATGATGAATCGTACTGGTTCGGAGTTGTCGATTCAGTCACCGATAACCTTAACCTCGTGCTGAAATACGAATACAACGGCGATACGGTGGCGGCGGCAACGTCAGCCAGTAAGCGCCAGATAACGGTACCGCCATGGGTCGAGATACACGTCCGCAATTATTCCCTTTACAATCTGTGGCGGCGACGTGGAAGGCTTGACGATAATAATCCCTGGTACGAGGATAAGAAATCAAGCCGCCTGTCATTGAAAGACTTCCAGAGCTCAAAGCAGAAATTCGACGATGGTGGAACGAAGCGAAAGCATAACCCGGTTCGTGCTGGCAGGGAATATGCGGACAGGGTAATGACCGATACCACGTTAAAGAAGTACGTTGATCCCGACTTGGATTATCCATGAGTGGCGTAAGTGTAAAATGGACAGACCGCGATGGGTTGCAGATAGCGATAAAACAAGCCTCTGCACCTCC